ATAGGCAGCAGTCCTAAACTCTAGCTGTGCAAAGTCAGCTTCAAGTATCTTGCCCCCCTCCCAACGAGACACAAAGATCTTCTTCACAGGGAACGTACCACCTCTGGGCATGTTCTGCATATTAGGATCTGCACCACTGAACCGTCCTGTAGATGTACGATGCTGTAACAATCTAACATGTAGCTTACCATCAGGCTTGGTGTATGTAGATATACCTTCAACAAACGATGACAGGTATGTCTCTAGTGCAGATAGTCTACGTACACGCTTGAGAAACAACTCTGCTTTAGTGTTCTTACTACGCTTGGCAAAGTGTTCTAGTATCTCAAGATTAATCTTGTTTGTACTAAACCCATTGGCACTTACCCACTTAGCTGTAGGTGGGCTGAACTTCAGACCTGCTATCTGATTTGGTCTATCTTCGTACAACCAACCAGACTCATTGCAGTTGGGACACTTGTTTGGTTTCTTAAACGGTGTGCCATTCTTCTTGACCTTAGTAATGTATCCACGTCCTCTACACATAGGACACGTCTTGGCTGATACCTTATACATTACATCACTGTGTTCGTTTACAGCTTTGTTAAAGTCTGACTTGTTCATGTAGGTATCAAAGAAGTTACCCCATACAGACTTGTCCTTTGGCTTACGGCTGTAGATAACCCAAGACAATTGCTCTGGACTGTTGAGGTTGATAGGTTTATCCCCCATCAGATCCTGCACCTGCTGTCCTAGCTCACGAATAATATCTTGCTTCTCTTTCTCAAACTCTTTTTTAACACCGTCAAGCTTGTCAAGGTCAACCTTAAACCCACGAGCATATATCTTACACAAGCACACAGCCACCATGTTTGTATGAGTAACAGTGTCGAACAGACCGTTGTCCCCATTCATAAACCTGTGATGTAACCGATTGGCAAGACTGAACGTAGCTCGTAGATCGTGCAATAAATATTCTACTAGCTCGTCATGTGGTATGTCCGACACAGATGTGCCACTCTTAAAGTAAGCTTTGAGTGTGTCCTGCTTCTTAGTGTCCAAGTCGTATCTCTCTGCACACTGCTCTAATGATAGAGGTTGCTTCTGTCCACGCTGTAACACATACTCACCTAGCATTGTGTCAAATACAATACCGTCATACTTGAAGCCTGACTCCCACAACCAAATCAAATCGTGTGCTACGTTGTGACACACAAGCACAGTAGTTTTATTTAGTTGTTCCTGTACCATGTTGAAGCCATTGGGAGTTGGTAGCTCATGCGAATGCTCAAACGTAACCACTCTTTCCCAGTTGTCTGTCTTCATGCCTACCATAACTAGACAGTTGGTAGGCTCAAACGGATCAAGGTGTAGCTTATCGTTACGCTTGGTTACGTTGTTCTCTATATCAAGTATTAATCTCATGCTGTGTCCTTTAGTCTAACTAGTTCTGCTTCTTCGTAGGGTATGTGAAAGAAATGTTCTTTACGTCTTGCATTAGACAACCATACTTCTTTTATACATTCCTGTGTCATAAGGAAGTCCTTAATTCTCCAAGCGTACTCACAGTCACTGCGAATTACATAGAAGTTAAAGAATGAATTATCGTCCATGTCCCTAAATTTATTTATTAATTTTATTTTGCGATGGGGTATGCGTATCTCCTTCCATGTTGTATTCCAATCACCTGTCCACTGATTCTTCATTTCTACCTCAGAATAATATCTGTGTCCATTCTTTTCTGAACTGATATCAAAAGAAAAGTTTTCACCTGATGCTAAGTCCGTGTGTCCGTTTCTTTCTAGGTAGTCCATCACTATTTGTTTTGCCTTACCATCATTCTCCCTATATGAATCAGGTTGAAAGCGTCTGTAGTATGCACCTTTTACTGGTTGTAGTTTACTCATGCTGTGTACCTCGCTGTCTTGTAGTCTAGCTCACAGACAATCTTGCCATGCCAACCAGACAGTTTGTTTTTCACTACGTTAATGTGTCGCTGTGGAGAGGACTCATCTTCCCCCTCTACCTCAGGGTTCTTGGCAAGCAGTAGCATAAGATCAGCTTCTGCTGCCTTACCTGTTCTACTACCTTCCATCATAGCTTGGTTGAGTATAACCTTGCCCTCTGCTTCGGCAGATAGCTGTGACATGTAGAACACGGCACAACCATACTGCTTCGCAATAGTACGAGCATGAATAGCATTTGCTTTCAGAGCTTCGTCCTGTCGGGCAAACCCTGATGTCTTAGCAAACTTGTCACCCATGTCTAGCACCATCACGTCAGGCTTGTATGCTTTAGCTACACTCTCGACCCATGCCATGTCACGACCTGTGCAGTCATACAGCTTGATGTTCTTTCTGACAGCATCGTACTTCTCGTCAGCCAACTTAGGATTGTCCTTGATCTGGTACTGATCCATGTTGGAACTGGCAGTGAGGTAACGAATGCCAACTCTGTGTACTGCTTCCTCGTTACATAAGATGATACACCTAGCACCCTGTCGAGCAAAACCATTCTCACCTGCAATCATGGATGCATGGAAGGATGTCTTGCCTGTGTTGGGTCTAGCTCCCACCTCTATCAGATGTCCTTCATTCACACCCTCTATCTTGCGAGTCAAGCTAGGTATGTTGAAAGTCCAACGAGCTTCCAAGTCATTCTTGGCAAGCAGAGTGTCGATAGATATGTCTGCCCACTCTACATTCATTGCAGGTATGAAGTCATCGTTGTATCTCTCCAACAGATTACGCAAGGGTTCAAGGCTAGTCTGCGAACCATTCACATAATCAAAGCCAAGGTTTGCTATCTCTTCACCGATGACCTGTTGAAATAACTTAGACAAGACCTCTTGTGCTATGTCCTTGCCAAGGGGTGACTCCTTCTTGACACGTAAGAACAGATCGCCAAAGGCTTGCTTCTGTGCTGTAGTCATGGTTGGATTACCTGACATGAACAGTGCTTCTACCTCATCAGGTGTGACTGTCCTGTTGTATCTCTGCATGGCATAATCTACAGATGTCTTAATCTTACGCAGATCTTTACCAAATAACTTATCGGGACACTTGATACCTCTATGGTCATCATAGAAGTCCTTGTCCATTAGACTACGAATTAATGCTGTTTCCATTTATTTGTTCTCCTATTGCTGTTAGTTTTTCAATGTCGTTAGGATGCTTATACTTCAGATCGTCAGTCAATCGTAATACTCGTACATCATTTACTGTACTCTTTAAATCTTTAAAAAATTCCATAGCCTTGGGTAGGGCATCAGGGTCTAGAGCTACAACTGCTGAAGAGAACTGTGACAGATACCTCTTGTGTATGTCTGATAGTGACGTGCCTAACACAGCAACCCCAACATACACGTCACTACCTACAATAACGGCACTGACACAATCCTCAACAACTACAGCGATCCTACCACATCCAGATGTGTATGGCAAGCCACTATTCCCATATTTTTTCCACTTGGGTAAACTATTTCTAAGACTTCGCCCAACTGCGTCCACAACTACACCGTCCTGCATGATGGGAAACACAGCACGATTATCTTTTACGTCATGATACAGTCCCCCCATCAAGTCAAACTTTTCCATGAATCTAGTAATGTCAGGCTGTCCCCTGTACGGCACAACATACTCAGGCATTACAAAATGTTCTCGTGCTTTCTCTTTTCGTTCAATAGCCTGACGTATATCATTCGCTGACATATGCACAGGCTTTGATCCTGAGATACTACACGATGCCTTATAACAATTCCAAATCATCCTGCCCATGTTGTTCGTGACAGTGAAGGTCTTGTATCCACCACACTCAGGACAGTTTATCCTTTTAGTTTCACCATTAGGTAGATCATCTATATCTTTTAGTATACTATATAAGTTATACATTATACTTACTCCTTGTAATGAGAGCATTCTTAGCACTCTCAAATGTATGTTTCATGTAAGGCTTAACTGACTGTACGTTTGTATGCCCTGTGACAGACATAAGTTGACCCATCGGGACACCACTGTCAATCATTTCCGTAACTCCAGTACGTCTGAGATCCATTAAACGCAACTCGTCAGGCAGTCCAGATTGCTTCATGACACGTCTTCCTATCTTTGATACACCTTCCAAGCTGTAGGGGTTGTACTTACCCTGTACAGGCTTAATACTGGGAGCTACATACTGTTGAAAGCCAAAGTCAGCCTTCTGTTGTAGTAGCATCTCGTAAAGCTCGTCACCGATAGGCAGATAAACCTTTGATCTACGTTTCGATTGCTCTAAATTTAGTTGTCCTTTGTCCATGTCGATGTTGTCCCACACTAGCAGTCTCATGTCACCTATTCTCTGACACCATTCGTATGCCATATGCACTATCAATCCTATGCTTCGATACTCATACTTGTTGTATGCATAGTCAAGAAATTGACGCACTTGTTCTTTTGCCCATACAATACGTCTAGGCTGTGGTGCTTTACGTCTGATGGCAGAGAAAGGATTATGATTTCCATACTCCATCTCCGTTGCGTAGTTATATACACGAGATGCTACACTGCACACATGGTTGGCAAAGGATATGCCACGCTTTACCCAAAGTTCATAGGTTCGTTTTGCTAACCTACTAGATATAGTATGCCACTTTTTATCGCCCAGACTGTCACATAATACCTTGATAAAATATATGTAATCAGCTTTAGTAGATTCACGTAAGGCATTGAAATCATTAGACAAAAGGTATATGTCACACAGTTCGGACAGCTTAGTTGATCTGGTAACTGATAGTTCTGTCAGTTGTTCCTGACGATAGTCATCAACCAGTTTGTTTAGATCTACTGCAATCCTCTTTGCTTCATTAAAGTTATGTCCTAGTTCTCTACGAGATACTACACCAGTGTCAACTAATTGACGAGGGGGATTGAACCTATATGCTCTCTCCCCCTTCGGTGTGAACCTCTGCTGTACATAGCGAGGTAACTTCATTAGGCAGCAACCAGTTCTTTGAACTGCTTAGACGATACCCACTTGGTAACTTCCTGCTCACGTCCCCACATGCTGATGGAGTTGGTGTCGTTGCCTGTGTTACGTAACTTGAAGCCGTTACGCTCATCTGCATAGGATGCATAGTTAGTGAACGCTGAGTACAAAGCAAAGGCATTGTGTCCTCTTGTCTGTATCTCTTGCGAGTATAAGCCAAGCATCTTGTCACCTTTCTTCTCAGAACCCATGAGAGAGTGAAGCATATCTCTCACGCTGTTGTACTCAAGAGGTGTTCTTGCCCACGTCTGTAGCTGTTCAGCCTGTGAATAGAAGTCACTGTTGGCATTCTCTAGCTCCTTGATGAAGGTAGACATGTTGAAGTTGGTAGTGTTCTTTCTTCGCACCTTGTCATGTTCACCTCTGATCATGCCGTTTGTGCAGAAGAAATCTATAGCACCAAAGAATACTTGATTAGAACACAGACCATCCACACCATGCAAGGCTATCACTCGTTGTGATATCTCTGTCTGTTGCTTATCGGTTGTGATCAATGCCTTAGTGCTAGGCATAGTAGCATCAAGCATAGCGAATGCATTGTTACGTGCAGTGTTCCACTTAACTTGTACACCTTTCATTGCTTCTTCACCAAGCTGTTCAGACATAGTCTCCCACACTCTGTCGTAGAACTCTGTGTGTGTAACAGAATTAAACTTGCTACCAACGATACCGATGACCTCGTCAGTGTCATTGTTGATGACGTACTTCTTACCTGCCATACGTGTAGGCTCAGTACGTGCAGTGAAATCTAAACCCTCAGGTATGTCTAGTCCGTTTGTTGTAAAATCTAAAGCCATGTTAGTTCTCCTTATGTTATGTGTTATGTATTAAAGATATACTATATAAATAGTTAATCAAGTACTATTTTTCCCAACGATAAAATATATGTCGGTCAATCCTTGTAGTTTTCGTCTTGGTCTTCGCCCATGCAGGTCTTACGTAGGTAGCATGGTAATGTGTAGCTCCTTCGGTAACGTCCAGAACTATTGTGCCTGACAGGACAATGGACGCATACTCTTGTGCATATCTCCACTCCCTGCTGTCATACTTAGGCTCGTCTTTTTCGCCATTACAGTACCAACTGAACTGGCATTTGTGTAGTACAGGTTTGTCTGTGCCTTTGTATGTGACTGCTTGTGTCACTACATCACAGACGTTGTTAGGAAACCTGCTGTCTTCTACTCTGTTCATGACAACTTGACCTACGGCTATCTGTCCAAGCATAGATTGAAACTTTGCTTCGTGATATATGTTAAGTGCCATGCACATAAATGCTGTTTCTAAGATACCCATGTGCCTACTCCTGCTGTTAATATGGACAGTATAAATACTGCTATGACTAGCCATAAAGTTATTTTTAAATCTTTACTCATTTACAATCCCCACTATATCAAAGTGGGCATACACTAGCATCCCACCAATTATTGTTATACACACAACAGCTACCAACAAATCCGTCAGTATCTCTCGTCTGGTCTTCTTCTTCTTGCTGTACTTACCCATCATGCAGCCATCCACTCAGGCATAGATCTGCCCTTGGTATAACGTGCAAACTTGAGCTTGTCTGCCTTGTAGAAATCACGGTATGCCTTGATAGGATACTGCTCGTCAGTCTTGAGGTGGTCAAGCCCACTGAAGCACTGTGGATGTGGTGTCTGCCATCCCTCTGGAATGTATTCTTCACCAGTGTGCAAGGCTTCTCTATGTTTACTCGCACCATGTACCTTGCCATATCTGTATGTATATTCATCAAGCATAGCACAGTAAAGGCTGTAGGCATATCTATAATTACCTGCATTGTGCATAGCCCACAGTGTGCAAGGATGCTTCTGATGTACAGGCTTGTACAGATCACAGTCCTCTGCAAACTCTGGTGCATGATGCCACAGAGTAGTGCATAACATCTGTGCTTCTTCAAGTGGCATCTTTACAATGTGCTGATCACATAACGACTTTGCAATCTCATCTACATTAAATTCTATAATAAATCTATTCATCCTATAACTCCTTGTACTACTATGTTAAGTGCTAGTGTTGCCACTACTGCACCGATCATCAATAAAAATAATAAGTGTCCTTCATTCATCACAAAAGTTCCTCCAAAATTTACAGTTGTTATCTCCCTTGCATACTCGTTCATGCTTGGCATTCTCCCAACACTCTGACTGCCAAGGTGAGAAATACTTTGTAGTAAATCTGTCCACCCAGTCCTGTCCGTCTACTGCCCACAGTCCTAGTATGGGCAGAGGTATCAACAGCATGAACACTACAAGAAATGCCATGCCGAATCCTTTGTTATGATATGCTTTCATCTATGCTCTCCTTTCATCAATGTAAACTCTTATGTGAGTACAAGCATCAATTGGCGCACCTTTATCCCAATAGGTATCAGGGTGTTTAACCTTATCTAGGTATTGCCCTTTGACCCTAATAGTATAGACATGCCTATTGAGATATTTTCTCAATGACTTTACCAATTGCTTACCCTCTTCATCATTTGGGATCTCACAGAACTGATAACGTGATATCTTCTGGTAGTGCTTATGCTTTTCTAAATTAGTCTTCATTTTTTAGCTCCTCTTCAAGCTTCTCTTTTAGTTTATCTTTTAGATCGTCAGCTTTCTTTTTGTCCTCTTTATTATTAAAGTCTCCAAAATTTATGATGACATGCTCATCAAACCAATCTTTATATTGACTCATATTATATTCCTTTCCTTATGTTAAGACCTTTTGGGTCATATTGATCTG